GGCGCTTTATTCATAAGATAAGATGATAGAATGATATAAAGCAAAGTTAGCTCCCTAGGGAGCTAACGAGCGATATTCAGACTATAATCGAATCCAGGGGCACGGGTTACTAATACCGTGTCTCCCACCACCCGGGAAACCGGGAAAATCTAATCCTGATATGGGTCTAAACCCAGGGACCAAGATTAGCCCACTGACGGACAAAAAGTTTCTTTCGAAACTTTTTGCTACGGCCTCTGAGATGAGTCATGTTTCCATAGCTCATCTCAACACTGCGGCCCTTTAACCTTGCTAAAAGCAAGGGATGGTCATCGGAATAGTACCCTATGGGTACAGTGACAAGTGCCCGACAATAATATCCTTCGATATTATAACGAGCACGGGTAGGGAGAGCTTCATCAAAATTCATGATGAAACCTCCGTCCCCATATCCATCTGATATCTTACATGGTTTCTTAACCAATGATACCAGATACCGCCAACAAGACTTGAATCTCGCATCACAAATCTGAAAAGATTTGTTAAATGCAAGACGTCGAATCGAGTTAGCGGCAAGATATATGTCAAAATCTTCCTTGACTACCTCTCGAAGATAGTAAGGTTTGCAGTCTATACCTGAGAAATAGTGAGACCCACAGCTTTCACGAAAATTTCCAGAAAAGAAACTCTTCTGGGTATTAGCATGGAAGCCATAAATTTCACAAATTTCCCGATATAGCTTGAAGGCTTTTACGGGGATAATGACATCATCTCCGTAAACGCTCACATCTCTACGGTCTAACTGTAAGTAATCAACAACACTCACAGCTATGCTATAGAAGATGAGAGACTCGAGTTGAAATGTAAAGCCGTTCCCCATACTGGAGAACTTCTCAAACTTCAACGGAGTTTTACTCCCTTCAAGGAAGCCGTACATCGACCTGCAACTGTCCATTAACAGAAACCACCGTGGGGGAAGTAATTCCCGAACGGTGGCAATGCTAATGGTATCAGAAGCAGACGAGAAATCAACAGTTGCCAACTTACCAGATTTACTTGATAAGAAAGCAAGTTGCTGATTTCTTGTTTGATCTCTCAAGTCGATTCCTTCCCGCAGAAGCCGATCACGAATCGTATTACCAATACCAAGTTGATACCAGAGATTAATTCCTGGTTCAACGGCAATGGTGCGATCCGTTTTCGAGTTCTTTGGGACAGTCACGATCTTGCTCCCGATGACTGGTTGGAATTGAACCTTCCAGTGAGGATACGCGATATCGTGTATATCACGCACAAGATCGAGCAAGTCACGAGTTATTCCGTTTTCATAACGGAACTTATTGGTAGCACTGGTATCACGCTTAATCTTTCGGTTAAGTGTTACTCCAGGCCCCCAATTGGCACGTTCACAAATCTCATCGCCGTCGACATCGCCTAGAATAAAAGAGATTTTACGTATGATTGCATTATGCAACCATACGAACTTGTCATGTTTTAAATGACTAGTTCTAAAATAATCTAGGTTAATGTCTCTGCATGACACCTCAGCTTCCATAAACTTCTTAATCGCGACAGCCTTTTTGTCAACCGAAGTTGACAAGAATTTTGCCTTTGATAAGAAGCAGGTTGCTAGGTAATCCGACCTGAAACTCTGAGGATCCAAATATAAATTTGGATCGATGTCCATTTCTATTAATTGGTCATGTTCATTGTTAATGAACATAAGCCAAATGGATAATGAACGAGGAGTATCAAGTGCAGCGAGATACGAACGTATCAACTTAACAGTCGCTTTGTTACAAGTATTCATTGTAACTCCCAGTTATCTAACGATAGCTGACTCATAACCTCAGTTTAAGGTATGAGGGTTCCTACGTGAAAGTTCTTTAGCTCACGACCTTGGGAAGGAGTCTTAGACTTATGTCAATAAGGCTCCAAACTCCCCAGAGCATGAACACGAGGACAATCAAGTATATGCAGGACTCGAAAAAGTTAAGAAACTTATTCCGAAAATCCTGCATAGACCATATCCACCTATTTTTGCTGACCATTTCAGATCAGCTCAATAGATGGACTCGTAGGAGTTGACGGCCGCCAAAACTGACGCGTCGGCAAGGAAACTTGCCATCAGCGCCAGAATGTCCGCACGTTGAGTATCGCTCGCCCTCTTGGGGAGAACGAACTCAGTCGTGCCGATGCATTCCCCGACTTTTACGGGGTTTGCACCGCCGTCAGTCACCGGAATCGTTACCTTGGCGGTAACGCGCGCGACTGCCCCATTCGTTTTCGGAAGGCGTACGCTGAGCGAGATACCCTTGCGGTCATCAAGGCCGCCGGTGGTAAAAAGCTTCGCAACACCTGCCGAATCGATTGAGGATGGGTTGAAAGTTACTGGTGACTCGGAAGAATCATCCAGTTCAATGGCTGCGAAAGCAGTCATGGGCTTACCTCCTTATTCAAACGTTAAAATACAAAAGTTCAGGAGTTAGTAAACTAACGCCCAAACAGCTGTTGGGCCAACGCAAGAGCATTAGCGACGTGACCAGTTGAAAGAGGATTCTTAAGTCTTGGGGGCGGAACTGTAAGAAAATCAGAGGAAAAAGCATACCTCTGCATCTTAACACGTTCTGTTGCCCAAAGAATAAGACCCGATTCAGTGGTAAAGCCGTTAGATAACTCCGGCGGAAAGCCCGTCTCAATCGTACAGGTTTCTCTAATAAAATCTGTACGAAAGAGGGTTTTTACCGTCAATCCTTCAAGAGCTGATAACAGACTCAAATAGTTGCCGATTGGATAAAACCAATCAACAACGAAAGAGAATGGAACCAGCTCCCAGGCGACGTTGGTTGGGGACGTAAAGCCCAACCTGGAGATTTCTCGTAGCGCAAGTTCATCAACCTTGTAGATGACATGATAATTGACACCTACATCGACGTCGGTATATACATCGGAGAATGACGAATCATCTCCGAGTGCATAATGCATGACGTCAGGATGATAGACTTTCGAGTAGCGGGAACGAATCGGAGGTGTTTGAGTTTCTTTGAACAGCGCTGAAACTTGCTGACAAAGACCACCCAAGTCATCAACGATTGGAGCCGCACCATAACGATAGGCGAGCCATGCGTTGGCCAGCTGTGTCCGATTTTTCGGAATCAACTTTCCAACAGCACCGACAATTTCTCCTTTCTTTGCTAAAAGGAAGGATTCAGCGATGATCTTCGCACCGTCAACTATCATTGAGACGGTTTGAGAGATCTCCGCAACGTCTGTCGCAAGGTCCAACTTCCGATTGGAAATCTTTTTAAGTAACCGTCGTTGAGATAATTCAGCAACTTCGGTTAAATGATCAGAAATACCAGCGGAAGAAGGTTCATCTCCAC